AACACATGAGAACCTATTTACAAAATGGTGGTAATGTGCCAGGTAATATTAAAGAACAACTTAAGTTAGGTGAAGACTTTGAGTTTGATGTAGATGAAATGGTTAATGACCCTAAATCTGATTCAGCTAAAGTTTTTCAGACTATGGTAGGAAAAGTTGTCAATCAAAAAGCAAACCAGATTCTTCAAAACGAAGAAGCTAAAGCTGCAGATATGCGTCAAAAGCTATCTTACAGGCAGCAAGCATCTAAGTTTATGGAAGAACGTGGTATGAACGAAGAAGAGTTCTTATCTTTTGTTGACAACGCTAAAAATAAATTGCAAAATAGTCTTTCTTTAGACGATATGTACTCTTTAGTAAATAAGGATGAAGTTAATAAGAATGTTGCAAATGCTACCAAAGAAGATATGCTTAACCAAATGAAAGGTGTTCGTAATATACCGACCAGCCAAGCTAGTGTTAACAATGCAGGAACATCTAAGAAAAGCACACATGATAAAATGTTTGAGGCTTTATTAGATTTTGATTCTGGCGTTGATAACATGTTTGGCTAATTCATGACATGGTGTTGTGAGATAGCCCTTTAACTTAAACTATAACCTTAAGGAGGTTAACTCATGGCTAGTAGTAGCTCAAAAGACTTCTTCCAAACGAGTGGTTTGGGTGGTAGTCCTGTAGCTAGTTCGGGTCCTGTATCAACAGCTAATATCGCAGCAAATGCGGATACTGGTGATTTACGGAGACGTTATAACTTTGGTGACAGAGTTTCTGAATTATCTATAGCACAAGACCCATTCTTCCGCTTTGTAAGTAAAGTCGGTAAAAAACCTACGGATGACCCAACTTTCAAATTTACTGAAAAAAGGTCTTCCTTTCACAAAAGATATGCTTATCCTTCAGCATTTAGTAATGACAATTCAACTTGGGTAGAGAACCAAAGTTCTAATCAAACTACTCAATATGATACTTATGAAACAGCTGGAAATACAGTATATGTAAAAATGGTCGCAGACTATAAAAATGATGGTAACATTTCAAGTATATATGGAAATACAAATACTGATGTTCTTTTAGGAGATGACGGTACTCAACCTAAATTCTTTCTACAAGACCAATTGATTAAGATTCCATTTTCTGATTCTGCAGCAGGTGGTGAAAAATCATATGCTGTAATCAAAGTTGATAATGTTACTTATCAAGATGAATCAACAAGTCCTCCAACAGCTCACACTCATGGTGAAGCAGCTATAATTCAAGCAACTGTTGTAA